GTGGTATAGCAACAACACACGAAGCATATAATCAAAAATTATTATTTTACGCAATTAAAAAAGGTGGTGATTTTGAAGCACGTAGAACTGAAAATATTTCTACTCAACACTTCTTCGTAAGAGCAACAAATAGAGAATTTAACTACTCTAATAATCCTACATATGTAGATGCTAATGGATTCTTTACCGAACCAACATTTGAAACTGACCCTCAAACGTTTGTTACAACTGTAGGTCTTTATAATGATTCAAACGAACTTATTGCTGTGGCAAAAACTTCTCAACCAATTGTTAAATCATTTGATAAAGAAGTTTTAATTAAAGTTAAACTTTCATTCTAATCAATAATTATTTTAGATAAAATGATAAGCCCCCTAATCAAAGGGGGTTTTTCATTTATAGAATATTTATATAAAAGAAAACAATAGATGTTAAAACAAATTCCAAAATCCGATATTATAGTAAGACCTCTCAAAGTTTATAAAGAATGGAGATTGGATGAGAATGATATTAACCCTATTTTTGCTAAAAGTGGGAGTATTGGGGATTATGATGCAGAAATTGAAGAAAAATCATATGGATATTCTAAAATAAGTTTATTTCGTTCAATAAAAGCACAATTTTATTTAAATCCAGAAACATCTTCAATGATAACGGAAGTTGGAAGAAGAAGGTCATACACTTCAAAAAACGAAAGAGTTTTACAGGAACAAATGGCAGTTTTTTCAATTCCACAATCTTATTATGGAGAAGGTATAAAGCCAGGTACTGTTGTGTTAACCAACGATGCAACTTCAAAAACATTTACCGATGATAGTTATTCAAATTTAATAGATTCCGGTAGTAATGTAGCTGGTAATATTTTTTATGATAGGGGATTAGTTGTTTTAACTAGAGATATAACAAGTGGTTCTGGTGCTGGAAATTTAACTCAATTTACTTTGGATTTTCGTTCTACAAAAACAATATATGAAAACGAAATATTTATACCAGTATTGGAAGGAGAATTTAATTTTTCACAAAACCCATCGGCAGTATATGAAGATGGTGCTAAAAAAGTTAGAATAACCACGAGTAGGGCTGAATCACTACGAAAAAAACCAAATGATTTAGTTACTACTGATTATTATGATGCTGGAATTAAAAATGTAAGAAATTCAAAATATGCTTATGTTTCTAAATTAGACCCTAATAAATTTGGTAGTTTTGATGATTATGAATATAGTGGTTCAATAGACCCAACTGGTTCTTATTTAGCTCCATATATTACAACAATTGGGTTGTATGATGATTCATTATCATTACTAGCAGTTGCAAAATTACCACAACCAATTAAATCAGAACCAAACTATCCAGTTAATTTTATAATACGTTTCGATACATAACGTTATATTTATACTAAATAAACACATATAAAAATGGCAAGCATTGTTGATATATACACAAAATCAATTCCTAAAACAGGAGTAGCTAATATTAAAGGTGGAGATAAAACTCCAATAAATGCGGATGGTGGGTTAAACCTATCAACTGATGAAACTAAACTTAGCAAAGCTAGAAAAGGTGCAGTGAATACTACAAAAAAGTATTCAGAACTTTTCAAAAAATAATCAATGAGTTGGAAATTTAATGGAAATATTGTTACGGAGGAAAACACACCGGAAGGTGCAGTTGGGTTTGTCTATAAAATGATACACATACCAACTGGTAGATTTTATATAGGGAAGAAATCCCTAAATCAGGTTCGAAGATTGAAGCCCCTTAAGGGTAAGACTAGAAAGAGAGTTGTTAGAAGTGCTTCCGATTGGGAGAAATACTATTCATCAAACGAATGGATTAAGTCCGAAGTAAAAGAAGGTAGAGCTGGTGATTTTGAAAGAGAAATTATCCAGTTTTGCTTTTCAAAGAAATCCTTATCATATTACGAAATTAAATGGCAGTTTCATTACGATGTACTTGCCAACGAACAAGCAATAAACGAAAACCTTATGGGAAAATTCTTCCGTAGGGATATTATAAATCAATAGTTATGACAATACCTCAAATCGCACATAAGTACGGAATCTCCGAAGCTTATTTAAACGCAAAAGATGATGCACTCCAAATAGCAGCTGCATCTTTAGTAGACCTTAAAGGAATGGTAACCAATAATGTACCAAGAGAACAAATTGCTAATAAATTACAATTCTTGGCAGACTTCCTTTATGATGTAAAGAATTCTAACCATTAATTAGGTTATATCAGATAATTTTCGTATATTTGTGATAATAATATCCAAACTATGCTATCTGGTAGGAATAAATTACAAATAATCACAATATTAGATTCTACACTTGGTGTGGGTTCATCCTTAAAGGGGAATGAACAGGCACATCATTGTCCATTTTGTAATCACCATAAAAAGAAACTCCAAATCAATTTAGATACACAAAGATGGCATTGTTGGGTATGTGACTCTAAAGGTAGAAGTATCTATTCACTACTCCGCAAACTCAATGTGGATATAAGAGACCTGAATAAGGTTAAAGATGTTTATGGTGATGAGCCTGAATATGATTCAAAGGAAGAATATGTAGCTAAGTTACAATTACCGAAAGAATTCAAACAATTATATTTCAAACCAACCGGTTCATTTAATCCATCATATAATCAGGCTATTCATTACCTAAATAAAAGAGGTATTGCGAAAGCAGATATTGTAAAACATAATATTGGATATTGTGAAGATGGATTATATGGTGGTAGGGTAATCATTCCATCCTATGATGATAGTGGCGAACTTAATTACTTTGTGGCCCGTTCTTTTTATGAGGATGAGCCATACAAATATAAGAATCCACCTATTAGTAGGGATGTAATTGTATTTGAAAATCAAATCAATTGGAAAGAACCTATCACATTAGTTGAGGGAGTGTTTGATTCATTTTCAGTAAAGAGAAATGTAATTCCGTTGCTAGGCAAATTCTTACTTAGTAAATTGAAAAACAAAATTATGGAGAATGGTGTTAAGGAAGTAACAATTATGTTAGATTCTGATGCAGTAGATGATTCAACTAAACATACTGAATGGTTTATTAAGAATGGGATTAAAGTTAGGAATATTATACCAACTGATAAGGATGCTGGTGAAATGGGATTTAAAAAAGTAAATGAACTATTGAAAGAAGCTAAAGAAACCGGATGGGATGACTTAGTACTTTCGAAACTAAATAATATATGAGTAAATTAAAAAGAATTTATCACATTGCGGATATACACATCCGAAACATCAAAAGACACAAAGAATTCAGGGAAGTATTCTATGCTATGTTTGATGAAATTAAGAAAAGAGGAACGGAAGATTCTATTATCTACTTAGCTGGAGATATAGCTCATGCCAAATTGGAAATGAGTCCTGAATTGGTAAGTGAGATTAGCTGGCTGTTTACGGAATGTAACAAACTATGTCCTACAATTGTAATCGCTGGTAACCACGATTGTAATATGAACAACTCGGACAGAATGGATGTACTTACTCCAATCGTTGATGCATTGAAACTACCAAACTTAACTTATTTAAGAGATACGCAAGTTTATGGTATTGGTGGTGTTGATTTTGCAGTATTCAGTATATTTGATAACAAAGATAATTGGCCTAAAGCTAATACATTATTCGGAAATAAAAAGATTGCACTATTTCACGGACCTGTTGATAACTCTACAACCGATGTAGGGTATGTGGTTAGTAGTAGACACTTCACAACTGATATATTTGATGGATATGATTTAGCCCTGTTGGGAGATATTCATAAAAGACAAGAGATGATATCACCAAGCGGATGTAAGGTGGTATATGCTGGTTCTTTGGTACAACAAAACTTCGGTGAGACATTAGATAAGCACGGATTCTTAGTTTGGGATTTAGATACAATGACCTATGAGGAAGTTGATATCCAAAACGATTACGGATACTACACTTTGGATGTTGATGGTGGTATTGTACCGGATGTAACTGATATGCCGTTGTACCCTCGTTTAAGAGTGAGGATAACTAATACGGATACCGCAGATACAAAAAGAATGATGGCTGATATTACGGCAAAGTATGGTGTGGAAGACTTTACAATCATTAGAACGGATACATTCAATAAGAAGAAAACCAACGATAGAGAAGCAAGGTTGGAAGTAGATAGTGTGAGTGATATAAACCATCAAAACTCTTTAATAGGGGAGTATGTGGAACGTATGATGCCATTTGTAACGAAGGAGGACTTAGCTGGAATAGAGAAAATCAATCGTGACATTAATAGTAGAGTACAACCATCAGAACAACAAAGGAATATAAGCTGGAAGCCTGTAAGATTTGAATTCTCTAATATGTTCAGCTATGGAGAAGACAATGTTATTAAGTTTGACAAGATAAATGGATTGATGGGATTATTTGCACCAAACGCACAGGGTAAATCATCCCTATTCGATGCAATATCATTTTGCTTGTTTGATAAGTGTAGTAGGGCTTATAAGGCAGCTGCAATTATGAATAATAGGAAGCAAGATTTCCATTGCCAATTGGATTTCACTATTGATGGTGTAATGTACCATATCCGTAGGGAAGGTAAAACTATTAATAAGGGAAGAAACGTAAAAGTGGATGTGGAGTTTTGGAGAGATGGTGATATTGGAAGGGAATCACTTAACGGAACGGAACGTAGGGATACAAACCAAGTCATTGAAGGGTATGTAGGAAGGTATGAGGATTTTGTAATGACAGCATTGAGTTTGCAGGGAAACAATGCACTATTCATTGATAAATCACAATCGGAAAGGAAAGACCTTCTTGCTCAATTTATGGGATTGGACATGTTTGATAAGCTGTATGAAACTGCTACTAATGATATTAAGGATGTGAACGCACTTATCAGAAATTTTAGGAAGACCGACTTCACTTCTGAATTAGCCCAAAAAGAAAACGACTTAAACGAAAAGAAAGTTGAATATGGTGAATTGGATTCTGAGAAATTAGAATTAGAAACTCGTAAAGCTGATTTAGAAGAACAAATTGTAACTCTATCTCAACAAATCATTCCAATTCAAGGTAATTTAGATATTGATGAACTAAATCGTAAACTTAAAAAGATTGGTGAGGATTTAACAACTTGGGGAGATACTAAATTTGATAAGATACAAAACCATACGGAAGCAAAAGAATTAGTTAGAGAAGCTAAGGAAATGGTTGATTCTAAAGTTACCATAAACGGAATTGGAATAGATGTTGTATATTCAAATTACCAACGAGAACAAAAAGCTTTAATTGAAGCAGAAAAAACTTATTCAATAGTAAAGTCACAATTAGATTCCGCCAAAGAAAAGATTAATCATTTGGATAAGCATGAATATGACCCAAATTGTAAGTTTTGTTGCGATAATGAATTTGTTAAAGATGCAATGAGAGCAAAAGAAGCATTGCCTGAATTAGAAGGGTTTGTTAAAAATGCAACTACACAATGTACAGGTATTCAACAAACTTTAGATTCTTGGGAAGGTGTAGAAGAACAATTCAAACAATGGAAAGAATATACCGATGAATACAAAAGATTAATTAATGTTACAGAA